GTTGGATTTCCTTGGCCCGACTACGCAGCCAGAAGTGGGAGCGTCCGTACATCCTGCCGATCGTGCGGGAGTCCAGGCATCCGGGCAATGACAACGCCCAGCGTACCGTCTCGACGTGACGACGGAAAGGGAAGCTGTCGGTCGAGGCCAGCGCATCGATGAACCCCTTGAGCATGACGCCGACATGATCGCGGGAGATGAACGCCTCCGTCTCCTTACGCAGGTTGTCGCCGTCACGCGTCGACCATGCCGGATGATTGGCGTCCACTTGGAAGACGTGCCGAGACTGCGACATCTCGCGGTAAGGCAGCACGCCGTTCTCCCTCATCTTCTCCTGGAGTTTCTTAGGCTGTGAGAAGAACCACGCGTCAAACGACTTAGCCTCCTTGCCGGGAGCGCTGAGGTCATTGATGCTTGCCTTGGTCACGAGGTGTAGTGGAAAGGATATTACTCAGCGGGCAAGTGGCAAAGGTTGTGCCACATCCCATCCGTCTGGAAGTCTATCATGCCATGCCTGCGCATCCTGTAGATCAGGGACGTCACCTTCCCTTCGTATTCGATGGCCTGGTCAATGTGTTCCCTCAGCTCCGTGGTGCTCATCGTCTTGGGCCATGTCTTCATCTCCTCCCTGATTGCATCGTTGTGTCTCTGCTTCTTGTCCGCCGCCACCTTGGTGGCCTGTTCGCGGATGGCCTCCATCTTCTCCGGCATCCTTGCCCATGCGGCCTTACGGACCTTGGTCCACCAGCGCTTCTTGGCCAGGTAGTTCAGTTGACCGGGAGTGAGGTTCCTTTTCATGTCGCTGATGCCTCCATCACAAGGGCGTCCCCTAGCGTAAGCGCAGGGGGTAAGCCCGTAGTACCCTTACCTTTAGGTAAGGACGGATGTTGAGTGGGATGTTGAGAGGGGGTAGACGGGTAGTCCATGGGCAGGGGGTACGGGTGTTGACCCTCAGTTGACCCTAAGACGGCGTGGCGACCCCTTGGCGGGGCTGGAATCGCTATTCCTAGGGGTGACCTCGGAGCCGTTCTGGGACGGGGGCTGGCTGTACTCCCAGCGGATGACCCCCTTCTCGGCGGCGTGGCGGATGTAAATCTCGCCCTTGAACTGGTTCTCATGGTCCTTCAGGCCGGCACGGCTACGGCGCTTGGTCAGGCCGAACTTGTAGATCGGCTCTTCGCCCTGGCAGCGGAAGAGGACGGCGACCTCGCGGAACCAGTTGGTGAACTCGGAGGAGCCGAGGCCCGCGTAGGCTAGGTCGGCGGTGGTCTGGCCTTCCTTGTCGGAGGCGGCCTTGGGCTTCCCGGTGTGATGCATGGCCACGAGGACGGCGCCCGTCTCAAGGAGGATGGGGGCGAGGTCATGGCGCAGGAACTTGGAAGCCTGCTCCTGATCGGAGACGTCGATGCCGGCGAAGGAAAGGAGAGGGTCGACGAAGACGATGTCGGCCTTATGCTCGATGATGAGGTCACGCAGGGCCGAGGTGAAGGTCGTGCCTGTCGAGACGGTGTCGCGGTAGATGGCGAGGTGGTCCCTGAGCTGGTCGCGTTCGGCGGTGTCGATGTAAGCCCCGGCGATGACGTCCTGAAGGGCCTCGGAGATGTCCCCCGCGTCATTCTCAGCCTGGAGCACGATGGCACGTAAGGGCTTGGCAGGCTTGATGCCGAAGAAGTCCTTGCCGATGCACCAATGGACGGCGGCCTGCATCATCAGGGAGGACTTGCCTGTTCCCGACTGGCCGACGATCAGGAGGGAGCCGCCCTTGCAGAGCCAGCGGTGGTTGCCGAGGATGGTCGTCGGGTCTTCCTTACGCTCGAAGGACAGCAGGGCGTCGAAGTCCATGCGGGCAGGGCCGACCTTGGGCTTACGTCCCTTGCGCGTCTCGGCTAGGCGGGCATAATGGTCGAGCAGCGTGTCGGGGTCGGTGGCCTGTTCGGCGGCGACCAAGGCACGGCGCAGGGTCGCGGCGTCCGCAATCAGGTCCGCGTGTTCGGGGCGATATGCCGACTGACCGGCATCGCTGACCAAGAGCGATACGGTGGCTTCGGTCACCGGGCTGTTAACCTGGCGTAGGCGCTGGGATACTGTCAGCTCGTCGGGGGCGACTCCGTCCACGGCCAGCGAGAGCATGGCGGCGGCGATGTCCTGATGCGCTGGTTCAAAGAAGTCGGAGGGCTGGAGGTCGCCCGGTAAGGGGAGGGCTTCGCGGAGGAGGACGCCGAGGAGGTGGCGTTCCGCGGCGACGTTATTCGGCGGGATCATGGAAGAGAGGGTCGGGGTTTGGGGGCGTGGGTGCCCGTGGTCAAGATGCTTTGCGTAGGACGCGGTCGAGGTCGGACTGGCGGTAGTAAGGGACGCTCCGCGGATTGCGGAGGATGCGGACAGGGATGGAGGTGCCGTCGATGCGGTACTGGATGCCGCGGACGGTGCGCCGGTGCTTGCGGGCGTACTCGGAGAGGGTGACCCATCCCTTGGGGGCCTTGAACTTCTCGAGGGCTTCAGCTGCGGCCTTGGCGGCGGGCCAAGTCTTGAACCTGGGCGACAGGCGATAAACGAACCGACCTCGGGGCATCGTCTTCCGTTCAGCGTAGCCGGCTTTGACGATGCGGGCCAGAGGCAGGGCTATGCCTGCCCGGGTGTTATAACCTAGGAGACGCACGACCTCGATGGTCTTGAGCCAGCCATCAGGGACGTTGTCAGGACAGTTAGGCTGGGCGGTTGGCTGGGTGCGCATCAGCAGGGCGGCGTACTCCTTAGGCTTCATCAGATCAGGTCGTAAGCCGTCGAGCAGATGAACTTGCCTTGAAATCGGTGAGCCGTCCAGACCTTGCAGTCGCCGGTCTTCTCGTCGATGACCCCATGGAGCCACCCGTTGCACCACTTCGTCGTGGCTAGCCTTCTCAGCGCATAGTCGGCCTTGTTGATGTCCATGCAGCACATGGCGGAGACTCCCACGATGGCGGCCTCAAGGTGCTCAATCGTGCAGAGGGAGAAATCGTGAGTGTGCCCATGGATCACGACATCCCCTGGGCGTCCTAGGGTCCGGGCGGTCTCGCGGGTTGCGGCCACGCCAGCCTTGAAGCCGTGCGTGCCGGTGAGTTTCCCGACGCGGAAGCGGTTGACCCCTTCGGAGTCCTTACCCTTGACCGAGTATCGGTGAAACTCCTTGCAACCGATCTCAGCCAAGGTGTCGGTGTATGACTGCACGGCCCGCATGGCGTTGTCGCGGCGGTCGCCGTTGCGGGACAGGACTTGCTCCTCGGCGCGGATGTCATGGTTGCCCTGCATGAAGATTGTCGGCTTGAGCACCTTGCGCAGGAAGTAATTCCCGTGCTTCAGGTCGTCGGTGATGCCTTCCTCCTGCTCGTCAGGGGTTGCCCCGCGTCTCCAGGCGCCGAAATCGAAGCAGTCGCCGGTATGAATGCGTAGCTGGGGTTTCCAGCGGCCGATGAAAGAAGCCAGCGCGTCCTGCGTTTCTTCGCAGACCAATTGGCCGTGGTTGTCTCCAGCGGCTACCCATCGGATGATGCTCATTTGGAAAGGCCGAGCTCTTGCTCGATTTTGTCACGCATGATGCGGGCTTTGTGGATGTCCGGGGAGAGCCTGCGGTAAACGTTCAAAGTCGCCGTCCTGTAACGAAAGCAGTAACAGCCCTTGTTCTTGAAGATGCGCCTGTTCTGCCTGACAGACATGATGCTTCCTCCTAGCCTTCTTGCGGCTGGTGCCACGCTTGAAATACGAACCCCGAACATGATTGCGGCCATTCTTGTGCTAGAGCCATGCCTTAACTGATACAGGGCCGCGTCTATGGCTTTGCCTTTTGGCGCTCGGGTGCTCATTAGCGGGCGTTGAGGTAAGGGATGGGCTTGCCCGCGTCGAAGGCCGCCAGCATCTCGTCACGGCGTTTGCGGGCCGTGGTCAGGTCACCGCCGATGTTCTCGACGATGTCCGTGCCTCGACGACGTAGCCGGAACCAGTAGCAGTCACCGAGGCGTTGCAGGTGATGGTTCGGGTTGTCCTTCACGTTGCGTTCGGACTTACGCTGGCCGTGGCAGATGGTATACTTGGGGCAGGCGAGCAGGAAGGCCACGCGCTCAGGGGACAGGCCGACCTTGCGGGCCCACGCCAGCGTCTCGGGGGTCAGAGCCTCCATGACTTGGCGAGGATGCGTCCTTCGGACATGATCTGCTGGCGGGCGTTCGGCTTGAAGATGTATTCCTGGTCGAAGGAATGGGCGGCCCGTATCTCGGCGATGCTGTCGAGCTCTTCGTCGTTAGCCGGACCGATGCCGGCGGTGGCGACATAGACGGTGCGGACCTTCCAGCCCCTTTCCCAGAGGATGTCCTGACAGACCCGCAGCTCGTTGATGTAGCGCCAGTCGGAGCAGACCACCGTCTCGGGGGAGGGTTGGTCGTGGTGCTTCATCACCGGGCACCAGTTGGCGAAGTGGCGGGCGAAGACGTCCCGATCCATGCGCCGTGCGAACTTGCCCGCGTGGACGAGGAAGTCGCGGTTATCGACCTTGAAGTCCTCTCGGAAGAAGTCGCCGTCGAGGCCGAGGTAGTCCATGTACTGATTAGCGGCCTCCTTCAGGGCGTCGGCGAAGTTGATGTGCTCGGCGGGGCGGGTGGACCACTCAAGAAGCCCGGAGGCGAGAGTGTCCTTGCCGGCCCTGGCGAACCCCGAGATCAGCACGAGGGTCGGGGCGGCCATCGGCGTGGGTGCTTCGTCGGTCACGGGCTTAGAAGGGTACGCCTTCGGGGGGCAGCGGCTCTTCAGGGGCGGTCGGCTTCTGGCTGCCGCGGGGGTAGGTCATCTTGTATTTATACTGAGGCTTTCCCTGCCACTCGCCGTTCGCTTCGACCTCCACGCCGACGAGGATGGTCTGACCGCAGGCCGGGGAGATGTACTCCATGAACTCAGCCGGGGTCGCGTCCAGCCTGATTTCGTTGGTGTACTTGCCGGAGAACTTGCCGACGAGCATGGCAAGCGCCTTTCCATACTTGCTGGAGAAGTTCTTGGACAGGCAGAAACCCTTGTCGTCGACGAAGAACAGGCGGGCGGACGAGGTGCCGTCCTCCCATTGCTTGACCTTCTCGAACTTGGGTTTGATCAGCTTGAGGCGGTAGGTGCCGTTCGTGCTGATGGACGTGAGGGGCGGTCGGTCGTTGTTTTCGGTGGTCATGTTGGTGGGAAATTAGGCGTCAAGGGCTCGGGCCTTGCTCATATTCTTGTGGTAATAGGCGACAGCGTAGGCATCGCAGAAGGCTTGCTTGTCCACGAAGTCCTTGAGGCAAACGTGGTAGGGCCAGGTCTCGTACAGCTTGCCGTTCCTTTGGCATCCATCAAGGATGTCATCTCCGTCAGCCTGGTATGATCTCGGCGTGACTGCTCCATTGATTTTTTCATCGATGGTGCAATCGCCACGGACAACCCACTGGTCATTCTCAAAGATGACTTCATCAAAAGAGGTAGTGGTGATGCGCTTGGCTTGAAAGCCCTTCATCACACCGGGCGATGCCAAGGCGATAAAGCCAAGGTTGTCGCCGATGTCAGGAAGAGTCCTAGTTAAGGTCTCAGGAGGAAGGCTCAGGAACTGATTGATTTTCATATGCGTGGATTAGGCGAAGTTGATGTTAGTCGCGGCGCTGGGCTTGGCGGCGATGTCGATGGTGGTGATCTCGGTCTGGTAACCGGGCCAGTTGCCCGAGGCGGTGCAGTCCTTATACAGGGTCAGCGCGCGCTCGAAGTCGAAGGCGGCGTTGGTCATCAGTTCGGGCCCCAGCTCATAGACGGCGTGGGCGTAGGGCGGCTCCTTCTCGACGGCGATGAAGCGGAAGCCAAGGACGCGGCACTTGTAGGCGGACTCGACGGCGTGCCGGTAGAAGTATGCCTGGAGGGCGTACTTGTATTTGCGGACGGCCTGGAGGAAGCCGTGCGGGCTGGCGTCTTCGCAGGTCTTCAGGTCGTAGATATACCCGTCATCGGAGATGCCGTCGATGGCGCACTTGACCAGGGTATCGCCGAGGAACGCGGTGAACATGACCTCGGTCTTGGAGAGGACGATGCCGTTGTTCTTCATGCAGACGGCGGCGGAGTTGGCCACGGCGTCGA